AAAGGTCATATAAAATGTTTGTTGTATTACCATAGCCAAAACGATAACCCTGCCAGTGACTATCATAACTTGGAACAACAAACATATTGGTAGCAACAGTAAAATTCGGGTCCGTTTCCGCCGTCAAATACCCCACGCCCGCCACCCGGTTCGTCGCGTCGATCACTGCCGCGCTTGTTGCCGCGTTGACATACTCGATTGACGCAAGGCTGTTTGTCACGCTGGCCTTGACGTATCCATTCGTAGCGTGGTTCCCCCACCCAAAAGCCGTTTGGCCGTTGTTCGCGGCTGTCGTCAAAGCGTTCGACACAGCCGCAAATCCGGGGTCCGTTTCAGTCTGGACAGATGTGGCCCCCAAAGCCGCCCCGGCGGTAACAGTGTTCGAGACGGCGGCCCAGATTGGGTCTGTTTCCGTTTGGACCGCTGTTGCCCCCAAAGCCGCCCCGGCCGTAACCGTGTTTGAGACCGACGCCCAATTCGGGTCTGTTTCCGCCTTCAAATATCCATTCGTAGCGTGGTTCCCCCACCCAAAAGCCGTGTCGGCATTGGCACCCTGATTAGAAAAAGCATATCGCGCATCGTTGTAATCACGATTTGCCACGCCCCGCCCTGGAGGCCACGCTCCGCCCAAGCCAGTTTCACTGAAAAAGCCTGAAATAATGTATTTGTTGGACGATAAATCAACAGCCAAATTTGTCCTAACTCTAATGGTATTGGCATACATCATGGACCCAGTTGCCGCAACAAACACGGGATCACTTTCGACATATACTGGCGTCCCCGTCGAATATCCATTCGTCGAGTGATCCCCCCAACTCCAGGCCGTTGTCCAGCGCCCTGTATCGGCAGGGACAAAATCGTTCGTACTCCACCAAGGCTCATTCGTCCATGTCAACAAGTCAAAGTCAATCGGAACCTGTGTCAGCAACGTCGCATTCGGCGTAAAACCCGGAGTCTCAATCATTCGCACGTCAAACTTCAGCCTATAAGTAGGGTTACTCCCGCTCAACAACCGAAGCCACCCAATGTATCGAGGGCTTCCATCGTCATACTCAGGCCCCCAACTCAGCCGAACATACCCTCCACTATGCACCGTACATGCCGCCGTATACCATGGCAGGCCGACATCTGTTTGATACAAGTAGTCAGCCACCAAATTCGTAACCACAACCGGATTCGTGCCAGACATGAAGCGAGCCTCAAGTACCCGCGTCTCGCCCCGCGGAACAGAAAAGTCGGCACTCGCCTGAGTTCCGACTTGCACAACCACCGAATTCGTCATCACCGGCCATGCTTGCGCACAACCTACCGACAAAATCGACACAAACACACCCGCCAAGAAATTCCGCAGCATCATCTGGCACCGCCTATTCTCAAGGGGCAGTCGTTATGTCCGAATCAATAACATTTGTAACACCACCGGCCATAAAGACCAGTTGCGTCGTATCCACAACGTCAAAATAGCCCTCCGTCAACAGATTCGTCGCATTCGGCTGATATGCCGTCAGGCCAAGCACCGCTCCATTCGTGGTAGCCTCAACAGACGCCACCCGCTGCGTTGTCGAGATGTCCGCCTGCTCAAGCGCATAGACTCGACCGGTCGTGGTAATATCCACGGCCTGCAACGCAGCCACCTGCCCGGTAACAGTCACGTTTGAAAGCTCCAGCGTGTAAACCCTACCAGTCGTCGTAATATCCACCGCCTCCAAGGCCGCAACCCGGCCAGTCGTCGCCACCGTAATCGCCAGCAGGTTCGTGTCATACGTGATCGCACGGTTCGTCTCTTGCGTCAGTAGATCCAGCGCATTCGTGCCGTCCGCCGAGATTATGGCGTACCCGGCAATCGCCGCATACGCCGAGTTCGTCGAGAAAACCGCCGGATTGCTAAGATCGTCTGCACGAAGCGCACCGACAAAGCCCAACACCGCAGCCAAAATGATTCGAATCGCTTTCATGCTGATTGATACCCTCCCGCAGCGACCTGACCGGCGCCGCAAATGGCGTGAATGTCCATCCTCGCACGGTGGTCGTCCACCATGTAACTCCCGTTCTGGGCAACAAAAAGACCCTTGCCAGCCACTGCCGCTTCGCCAAAGGCAATCCAAATCGGACCCCCACTCAAAACCTGAATCCGAACTTCATCCACATTCTCGTCGGCTGCGACAATCACGCTATCCACTTCAGTCGCGGACCAGTCGCCTTTACTCATGCTCATTCGTCACCATCCTTCCCCAAGTTTGTCGATTCCTTTGCCGGCAGATTCCTTGGCCTTTTGTCGCATTCTATACGCTAAACTCCCCTCTGGCAACTCAAATTCTTCCGGTATCGGGACCGTCGCACGATCCACCATCCCAAGGCACGCCAGCGCGTCGGCCACCACCTCATCGCCATGCGCAGTCCGTGCCCCAGACGGGTCTTGCGACCGAGCCGCCGAAGAATGCTCAATCGTGCCGTCCGGGAACCGAATGAACTGCAAACACTCCTCCATCCCGGATGCCGACCGATTGATGAACCGATGCGTACCCAGGGCGTCCCGATAATCCTCCATCAATGCCTGCTTGTCCTTCGGATTCAAATAAACGCCAGGCTCATCCGATATGTCGCGCCCAATCTTCTTCTCATTTCGCCTGAAATAGATGTAGCCGTACCCAATCTGCACAACCTTCCGCGTAAATACCACACCGGTCGCGCCGCTCGCGTCCCAGACCATCAGGCACCGATTGAAAAACTTGGCCAGCGCAACCGCCATCCGCGCAAAGTCGTTCGGCAAAACATACGGACTCTTCCACAACCCGCACTTTTCGCCTGTCGCCTTGTTCACGAAGCTACACACAGAGTTGCTCGCACCCGTCCCAGCCGACACGTCAGCACCCAACACAAACTGCATGTCGCCAGGAACATGCTCATTCCGGTCCAAACTGAACCACAACTTCAAGTCGCCCTTTTGATCCTCAATAATCCGCTTCACCTCGCATCGTTCAGCATCAATCTCAACACGATACGAGCCCATCGGCGGCATGCAATACTTCACCTTCAGCGCGTCAATCGTCGGTGGATCAAAGAACGGATATTCCGAACCCAAGAAGTCAATGTCCAACTCCTGCGCAATCTCTTTGTCATTCACGCACCGGCTTCTTTGCAGGTCATACCACGGCGAACGTAGCCGGCCATCCAAGATAAACTTGTATTCCTCTGGGAAATTGACCTTCTTCCGCTCCTTTTCACCCTCGCCTGCGGTATACGCCTCAACTTCGCCACTCCAATCATCCAATCGCTCAAGCTTTCCATCCTTCGAAGTATAAAGACCCCTTCTCTTTTCAGGATGCACGCTCCAGTGCATCCGAATTACCAGCGCCGATGTCTTCTTCACCACCTCGTAAAACGCATTCTGACCCCTCGGCGTCGAGTTGAACCCGCGACATGGCGTTATATCACGGGTTCCCCGCAATACCGCATACCCCGCATCCGTCTCAAAGGCGCCAAACTCATCAATGAACATCGCCGTCCGCCTGTCGCCTACCCCGGCGTTCTCCGTCGTCGTCTCACCATCAATCACGCTACCATTGTCCGCATTCCCAATGTGCATCAGCTTCCGCTCGGGGTCGTTCCAGCCCAGCCACCGGCCACTTGGCAGCATCCATTTCGGCTGGTGCTCATGGATAAAATCAATCTTCCAGAACAAACTCTTCGGGTCGCCCCGCTTATCAACCAACTCCTCCTTCCGGCTCATCATCAAAAAACTCATCGACTCCCGAAAGTGCCAGAACCACTCAAATACCGTCAGGCCCATCCAACTCGCGCCCATATCCCGGCTCTTCGGCATCGCAAAGTCCCGCCCACTCTCGATACACTCCACAATCTGAAGCATCGCCTCGTCCTGGTACGGGTACGTAATAAACGGCAACTTCCTCGGCATGTCCTTCTTCATCGGCCTCGGGTCATACGTCCAGCAAAAGGTGTTCACGTAAAACAATAAATCATCCTCACAGATCCGCATGAACTCCCCTGCCCAACCGGGGTTCT